TATTCTGTTGCACGGATTGAGAGGGCGGAAAGGTCAGAATTAAGACGCAAAGAGCGAGGAGAACCCGAAGAGTTAGAAGAGTCAGTAATAACAGAAGTGGTACCGACAGGATTAGTCACCCCAGAAGTAGAAGGAACCGAATTATAAGAAAGAATCAAGTTAGAGGAAATAGAAGGAGAATAAGACTGAGGCAAAACAGCTACCGAACCATACTGAGAAGAGGGAAGCATACCCATAAAGTAGTCTTTCGGATAATTTGCATAGCGCAGCTTAAGCATATCGGGGTATAATGTAATATAACTGGTGCCTTGCCAATAATCCACATTATAAGCATAAGCTAAATGCTTCTCCCATTGGGAATTGCTGAAGAAATCAAAATAAATCTTCTGATAAGTGAAAATAGGAAGCATATTTACTGTCTGACTTACAGAGTACACAAGGGGGTTATCTCCATCGCCAAGACCATCAAGACCCAAATATTTCTTAGTAATCGCAGCCTTAGCCGTATTAGTCTTATCAATTATAGACCCATAGCCAAGTAAATCCAATAACTTACAAGTACCATAGACATAGGGAAGACCAGCATCATCACGAGCATTAGACTGGTCCCCAGCGTTCAGAGTAAGCAATAGATTATTAAACTGAGCCATAGTAGTATAAGGGACAGAACTTAATGCAGTAGTATTCTCATCACCACTTGACGCACTCGTCATATAATTAGTCACTTGGGTAAATGCCTGCGGAAGAGCACGGGAAATCAGACGTAACGGCACAGCGTAGAAGTCATAATATTCCTTAATACGAGTATAAGCAGCCGTATTAACCGGAACAGTACGGGTAAACCAGTCAGAGGAAATACGATATTTCGTATTGGGAATAGCAATCTGCCAATAGCAAGGAAGAATCTCGCCGATTTTGGCTGTAAACAATTTTTTCGAGCTCAAGTCGAAAGAAGACCGATGGGTAGGAATCTTAGCTCGGTCTAAAGGATTAAAATCACTCATAGTTTATAAATATTAAATTAAACCATACGGTTGAAAATATTATTAGCATCATTAAGCTTCTTATGCTTAATCATATCACGACAGAATGTTGCACTACGATACCGAAGTTGCTCAAGGAGTTGAACCGTTTCACATGAAACGTCCGACAAGACATCACGCTCCTGCCCGTTCGCAGGCAACGCAAACATGCAATCCGATATGTTCGGGTTAGCGGAACGTATGTTGAATACATCTCGTAGACTTTCATAATCCTTTTTCTTTTCATACTCTATACCTGTTTTAATGATAAACATAATACGACCGAAATAAGCACTAATATCAGAGCCGAAGAGAGGCAAATGCCAATTCCGAAAGAACTTATAGACATATAAGAACAGCCGATATAGCTTATTAATATAAGATTCAATATCGACATCACTAGAACAGTTAACAAACCTAGTAAGACACCGAGAAGCATGTAATATAATCTTGTCATCATCAGTAAGAATAGGATTAACCTTAAGATATTGATAATAAGTACGGACAAGACTCAAAATTAAGTCCTGTTTGTAGTCAACAAATCCGAATCTTGAAATTCTTTTTGGCGTTGAATGGACAGCGCAAAGAATTCGAGCAATCGCAACACCATCGTCATTGCGAGCAGACGAGAATCGGGGGAGTAAGGTACGGATATACGACAGGGGTGGAGTTGACCGAACACTGATACCGTTGAAGTTGTAGCATCTTCCGTTAACGACAGAATCGATTTTTTGTTCAATCTGCGCATAAGGGTCCTCGTCTTCCACGAAATCGCAGCCTTTCTCAAAGAATCCGACAGACGCTCTCGACTTGGGTCTAAATGAGCGGCATGAGCGATATAATAAGGGAGCAGAGCACAAGCTGTTAACGTAACTCGCAACGTACGAACCAGCTCCACCAGCGGAACGTTGGAAATCTGAACGACCGAGCTTCCAACTCTTAGCGTGACAGTATCGTAAAACCTCGGAGACTTTCTCCGAGTTTGTGAATAGTAAGAGATGATAATGCGGACGGAAATGGACAGGGCCGTACTCACCGACAGTGTAGAAATGTAGCGTTTCATATTTTCCTAGTTGTTGAAATAAATATTTACGTAATCTTTTAATATAATTCTGAACATCAACATAGTTTAAAAAGGGAATAAGGTTATCACGACCGTATTGTTCAGAAGCGGGATAATCCGTTTTGTCAACCGATTGCGTCTTATAGATAAAACTACGAATAGCAGCCATACTAAGAAACCAATTATCCCTAACAGGAACATATTTCTTAATCTCACGGTCAAACGGCACTGTACCTTGTACCTGCTCGAAAAATATATGGCGCAGCAAGGAGTTATCATTACATCGATACTCGGAAACAGGGATATATTTATGATATTCATCACCAAAATGAATATCTCCTGAGATACCTAAAACGTCCTCATATTCACTGTGAAGAACCTTACAATTCATAAGAGGAATATGTTCGTTGTCATACGTAAGAGTTACAAAATAAGAATACTTAAAAGCACTTCCAGCGGTCTTCACACGCATGGACGCTTTCTGAGCACGCTTATGGATACAATAATCGCATTGGCCACAATCCACGGCAATACGTGCACCGTTGTAACGATTAGTAATAAACGAACGATGCTGACAATGGTCAGCCGCTTTCAGTAAATCAGGAGAAAATTTCATAGTTATTTACGTTTATCTATCACCTGCCGACGATTACGAGAGCAGAATGAAACATGAATAAATGTCGGATATATAATAAGCTGGTCGAATGGCGAAACATTATCCGAAAAGATATGAATCATTTCAAGCAACTTACTAAATGTAGTAGAGCCATAAGGCTTAATATCAACAGCCTCGCCTACAAGGTGCTGAGAGTTCGGGGAACCATTGCAAGCTTTATTCTGTTCAGGAGTACGTCTAGCACTAGTCACCGAAAAATGAACATTAGAGTAGAGCAGATACTCAAGAAAATGCATAAGAGTATAATTCATAGTCCGATAGCATTTAAAATATAGCCTAATGCGGCAGAAACAGCACCGATAATAATTTTCCAAATATTACTACTTTTCATCAGCTTGAGTTTTAAGTTCAATAAAATTATTTTCTTCTTTAATTGAATCCACAATAACAATAAGACCCAACGGAGAAACTCGCTCAGAATAATCTCCAAGACCATCGAGAGAATTGACAATATAAGGCGGAATAACATCGCGGCCAGTAGTTTTTTCTTTGACTGAAATAATAAATTTCTGCATAATTGTAATAATTTTAAAAGGTTAATAATAGTTGTAACTTTTACATGAGGCAAAGGTATGAGTTTTTTTTGTATTTCCAAATATTTTTTTTAGAAACTATAGGGATAAGACCATTTGTGACGGAGTGTGAGTTGTGCGTTTATGGACAAGGGATAGAGAATTCGAGAGGATAACTCGAATTTGCTTTCGCACACAACTAGGGGCTTCGCTTAATTAACAAGTGGACGTATACAGGGTGTATAGGCACGGCAAGGCAGAAACTGTCTTGCCTTTGCGCACCTACGTGCTAAAATACCGAAGCGGGACGCTTCTTTAAGGAAGTCGCTCCGCTCCGTTTTTCGATCAGGCCCTACGCGGGCAGCGGGTGTATATCGCTCAAACGCCGCGATGGGCTTTTAGTTCTGAAGTATGCCAGGGTGTCAGGACACAAACAGTATAATTATACAATTTCATGTTATTATCGGCCGTTATAAATAGTAGTATTACGGGGGCCATAATCATTACGATAGATATTAGCACCAGGGCGAAATGAACCAATAAAATTACCAGCACCAGAAGCAATACTACCAACACCACGAGCAACAGACTCCCAATAATGAGTACGGCCTTGTTTGCGAACCAAGTCCGCACCATACTCAGCGGCTTTCTGATTAGCCATAGAAGTTTTATACTCCGTATGTTTACGAAGCTTAACATTCTTATAATCATACGTACTATCACGATATTGCAATTCATTAGAGGCGTTAGCTGCCTTAATCAAAGAATCAGCCGTCTCGGAAGCCACACGATTATCAATTTTCTTACCAGAAGCCTCAGCAGCAGTAAGAATAGCACGCTGAATTTCAGTCTGGATTTGCTTCTCAGTAAGAGCACCTTGGGCCTGAAGATTGGATAAGGTTTGAGTCTTAATAAACAAATCAGCCTGTTGGTTCTGGTCCATATATTTATTCATAATACGTTGAGCTTCAGAATTAAGCAAAATCTGTGTTTCCTGAGCAGCAGAAATACGTTCAGCAAACTGAGCGTTTTTTAGATTCTGGGCCTCGGTAGACTGGTCCAGGGCAGCAGATATACGGCCTGTTTCCTGATTCCAATAACCGGAAGAGCCAATAGCTAGATTTTTCCAATTAGTAAGGCCTCTATAATAATCAGACAAAAGAGGAGTTACCGTATCAGTTTGTTTAGCGCGAGCGCCCGATTCACCAGCAGAAGCCTCAGAAGCCTTAGCTTGAGCAAGAGAAGCAAGAGACTGAAACACGCTAGAAAAATTAGGCTTATAGGCCTGCATACTAGGAACAGGAGCAGCAGTAGCAGCAGCTCCGCCTGAAGCAGGGGACCTAGAACCAGCCATAGCAGCAGAACCTTGAACAAACGGATTCAAACCGCGAGAAATCATAGCGTTAGGAGAATTGTAGGCATTATTCATGCCCCACATCTGTTGCTGCCAATCACGTTGTAGTTGAGCCTGTTGAGCATTAAACGCGTTTTGTTCACGCATCATGCGGAGATTAACCTTATTCTGATGATTCTGATTAACCATACCGACAACATTGTCGGTAAGGTTTGCAGCCGAGGAAGCTATAGCATCAAATAGTCCCATTATTCAGGAGAGGCAGATGCGGAATCCGAAGACGGCGCTGCCTTTTTCTCTGCCAACATAGATTCGGCATAAGCCGATAGTTCAGACTTCTCACCAGCCAACTGCTGTAGAACAGCCTGACGTTCAGACATAGTTTGACAATGACGGGAGATAACACAATCAAAACGTTCCTCATCAGTCATACCGTCCATTATAGTAGACTGAGTAGGATGCATTTGAGCAAGAATATTCTGAACATTCATATCACCAAGCAAACGACGATACTTCTCCTGATTTAATAGAATCTGCGTCATATCACATTGAATCAAATCACCGTCAGGAGACTCATCGTACATAACTGAATCATAGACAGACTGTTGGTAACACGGATTATCCTCAATCAACTCGGGAATAACCTCGTTTTTAATATAATCAGGGTTTTTATAAGCAAAATTTCTCATAACAATACAAATTAATAAGGTAAACCATTTCTATCCAAGTTCTGTACGGCATATACTTGGAAATTAACATTACACAACAACTGGTCAAATGCAATAGAACAGTTAGCAGCATCAACTTGAGGGACGAATATAGAATTCAGCTGTTGAGGGCGAACTTTCATAGACTGGTAAGACCAAGCACCAGAAGAAGTTAATACCTGCCAGCCATCAAGAGGAGCAGACCAAGACTGATAAGCAGCACCAGCACGAAATCCAGCGTGAACGGTATCAATATTAGATTTCCATTGCCAATAACGGAGGTTATAACCAAGAGAACCAGAAACACCACGTCCAGGGTTGTTCTGAAGATTAAGGGCAGGAACAGCCTGCATACCAAGCTGGTCAAATGCAGGTTGCGGAAAGTCAGAGATAGCAGTCACGGTCAGTTGAGGATTTTGGCCAGTCAGATTCCAATCCAGCATAGGTACAGCGTGATACACACACATAATTACCTGATGTTCAGCGCCACAGTCATAAGTAATAGTATGTCCGGAATTACTAGATACACCTTTGCCAGCAATAGAAGCCTGAGAAGAATCAGAATCAAGATTAGTATTAACTACCTCATTAATATTAATTACACTAGACCAACCGCCAATATAATGTGCATGATTGCCCATGTATTCGGGGGCTTTAATACCGAATTGAGCAGCCATTTGGTCCGAATAGTCCTTACTACTAAACTGAACTACTTCTTTCCAACGCTGGAGGTATTCTGTTGCACGGATTGAGAGGGCGGAAAGGTCAGAATTAAGACGCAAAGAGC